CTACTTGGAATAAAGGTGTATGGGAATACACTGAATTTGCTACTCGTGATGAGTACAAAGACTTTGTGTTATCTATATTCAAAGAACCTGGTAAATATGACTTTAATGAAGTATCCTTTGAATTTAATAAAGAAGCTGAAAAGTTTAGGCAGCAAAATTTTTACTGTGCTTCACCTATGGGAAGCAAAGATTATAGAAAGTATTGGGATACAGAGAAAGAAAAATGTAAATATGGAGCAATCTTTAAAGATGATCAACACACATGGTACCTTACCAGAGAATACTACATGTGGCTCAATTTCTTACCAATTAATGACAAAGAAAAAAGAAAATTTGACTTTCCCACTGTTAGAGATGCACAATATCACATGGCACTCTACGAGCTACTTGCAGAACTCAACTATCAACATGCAGCTATCCTCAAAAAGCGACAAATAGCATCATCTTATTTCCATTGTGCTAAGATGATAAATCTCATATGGTTTGAAGAAACACCTATTGTTAAAATGGGTGCAAGCCTTAAAGATTACATCAATGAAAAGGGATCTTGGAAATTTCTTAATGAGTATAAATCATTCCTAGATCTTCATACTGCTTGGTATAGACCTATGAATCCAGGTAAAGTTCTTTTGTGGCAACAGCAAATTGAACAAGTCATAGGTGGTAGAAAAAGCATGACCGGTCTAAAAGGAGTACTTCAAGGAGTTACTTTTGAAAAAGATCCTACATCTGGTGTAGGTGGACCATGTACTTTCTTCTTTCATGAGGAAGCAGGGATTGCACCAAAAATGGATGTAACTGTAGAATTCTTATTTCCTGCTATGCAATCTGGTATGCTTACTACTGGATTATTTGTGGCTGCAGGATCAGTGGGTGACCTGGATCAGTGTCAACCACTTAAACAAATGATATTATACCCAGAAGCAAATAGTATCTATTCTATAGAATCAAATCTATTAGATGATAGAGGTACTATAGGTAAGACAGGTCTCTTTATTCCTGAGCAATGGTCAATGCCTCCTTTTATAGATCAGTATGGCAACTCCCTGGTTGAAGAAGCAGTGAAAGCAATTGATAATCAAAGACTTAAGTGGAAAAAGGACCTGTCACCAGAACAATACCAGCTTAGAATATCTCAGCATCCTAAGAATATAGCTGAGGCATTTGCCTTTAGAAAGGTGTCTAAATTTCCAATGCACCTAGTATCTTCTCAAAAAAGAAGGATTGAGGAGAAAGAATATCCTTATGAGTTTATAAATCTGGAGAGAGATGCTTCAGGTAAGATAGAACCTAAGCCAACTAACAAATTACCTATCAGTGAATTCCCTATAAGTAAGAATACTGAAGATAAAACAGGGGTACTTGTTGTATGGGAAAAACCTCAAGCTAATGCTGAATGGGGTACCTATTATGCATCTATTGACCCTGTTGGTGAAGGTAAAACTACAACCTCAGAATCACTCTGTTCTATCTATGTCTACAAAAACCCAGTAGAAGTTACTAGAATAGACAGGGGTGAAACAACCAATTTTACAGAATCAGATAGAATAGTAGCTGCTTGGTGTGGTAGATTTGATGATATCAATAAAACCCATGAAAGACTGGAGTTAATAATAGAGTGGTATAATGCATGGACTATAGTAGAAAGTAACATATCCCACTTCATTAACTACATGATACACAGGAAGAAACAAAAGTATCTTGTACCAAAAAGTCAGGTTCTTTTCCTCAAAGATCTAGGATCTAATACTAATGTATTCCAAGAGTATGGGTGGAAAAACACAGGCACTCTATTTAAGAATCACATGCTTAGCTACCTCATTGAGTACCTAAAAGAGGAGATTGATCATGAAACCAAGGATGATGGTACTATAGTAAAGACTACTTATGGGGTAGAAAGAATACCAGATCTTATGGCTTTTGTTGAAATGGAAGCATATGATGATGATGTAAACGTGGATAGATTAGTATCTTTAGCAGCGCTAATAGCTTTTGCTAAAGTTCAGCAAGCTAATAGAGGATATAGAAAACGTGTAGAAGAGGTGAATACCAAGAACTTGCAAAAGTCTGATAATTTATATAAATTAAATACAAGCCCTTTTAGGCACATGGGAAAGATGAGGAAAGTTCCAGGTACGAACTTCCCTAAATCACCATTTAAAAATATGAGATAAGATGAGAGTTTTAAACGCAATGCAGTTAAAGAGTGGAGCTAAAGCGGAATATAACCGCATGGGCTCAATCACTCAACCTATTCAATTTTTACCAAGAAAAGAAAAAGATGATGATTGGACTGCGTGGAATCTTGATTGGTTAGAGTGGCAAGGTCTTAAGCAAATCAGAAGAAATGCTAGAAGACTCATGAAAAACTATAAACTTGCAAAAGGTATTATAGACAAAACAGACTATCTTGTTTCTGAGGATAATGAAAATAGAGACTTATTAGAAACACTTACTCAGGAAGACTTTAGTGCGCTTGAGCTTAAGTTTTACCCTATTATTCCCAATGTGATTAATGTAATGGTAGCTGAGTTTGCTAAGCGCAATACTAAAGTTACCTTTAAAGCTGTAGATGAGTTCTCATATAATGAACTCATGGAGCAAAAAAGACAAGCTGTTGAACAGGTTCTTTTAAATCAAGCTCAACAAAAGTTGCTTACCAATATGATTGAAATGGGTCTTGATCCTGAAGATCCACAGGTTCAAGAACAAATGCAACAACAGCTTTCTCCAGAAAATCTTAAAACTCTCCCTGAAATTGAAGACTTCTTTAGTAAGAATTACAGATCTATGGGAGAAGCATGGGCTCAGCATCAATTCAAAGTAGATGAAGAGCGCTTTAAGATGGATGAATTAGAGGAGCGCGCTTTTAGAGATATGCTTATTACAGATAGAGAGTTCTGGCATTTCCGCATGATGGATGATGACTTTGATATTGAACTCTGGAATCCTGTAATGACATTCTACCACAAGTCACCAGAAGTAAGATATATTTCTCAAGGTAACTGGGTTGGTAAAGTAGAGATGATGACTGTAGCTGATGTTATTGATAAGTATGGTTATCTAATGACTCAAGAACAACTTGAGTCTCTTGAAGCTATTTATCCAGTAAGATCTGCGGGTTATCCTTTACAAGGATATCAAAATGATGGTAGTTACTATGATGCTACTAAGGGTCATGATTGGAATACTAACATGCCTTCTTTACAATACAGACAATTTGTATCCATGTATGATAACTTCATCTACAATGGTGGAGATATTGTTAACTGGGTAATGGGTGAGTCTGAAGATTACAAAGATATGGGTATGGCTTTCATGCTTAGAACAACTACAGCATATTGGAAGTCACAAAGAAAAGTAGGCCACCTTACTAAGATAACTGAGTCAGGTGAAGTAATTGTAGATATAGTAGATGAGGATTTTAAGATTACTGATAAACCTATCTACAATACAGCATTATTTAAAAATAAGACTAAAGACAATCTTATTTTTGGAGAGCATATCGAGTGGATCTGGATCAATGAAGTCTGGGGAGGTGTAAAAATTGGTCCTAACCACCCATCCTTCTGGGGTATGAATAACCCAGGAGGTATTAATCCTATGTATCTTGGAATTGATCAAAACCGCATTGGTAAATTGAAATTCCAATTTAAAGGGGATAACACACTCTATGGTTGTAAATTACCTGTAGAGGGTTCAGTATTCTCTGATAGAAATACTAGATCTACTGCTATGGTAGATCTTATGAAACCATTCCAAATTGGATATAATATTGTCAACAATCAAATTGCTGACATCCTAGTAGATGAGTTGGGGACCGTAATTTTGTTGGATCAAAATGCGCTACCCCGACATTCTCTAGGTGAAGATTGGGGGAAAAACAATCTTGCCAAAGCTTATGTGGCAATGAAGAATTTTCAGATGTTACCATTGGATACAAGTATTACTAATACTGAAAATCCACTTGCTTTCCAGCATTTCCAGGTAATGAATCTTGAGCAGACTCAGCGTATGATGTCTAGGATTAATTTAGCTAACTACTTTAAGCAGCAGTGCTTTGAAGTAATTGGTATTACTCCACAAAGACTTGGTCAGCAAATTGGTCAAACTAATACAGCTACAGGAGTAGAGCAAGCTGTTGCAGGATCCTATGCACAAACAGAAATGTACTTTGTACAACACTCTGATTACTTAATGCCAAGAGTTCACCAAATGAGAACTGATCTTGCTCAGTATTATCATAGTAGAAAACCTTCTTTGAGACTTCAATACATGACTACTCTTGATGAGAAAGTAAACTTTGAAATCAATGGTACTGACTTATTACTTAGAGATATCAATGTATTCTGTACTACTAAGGCAAATCACAGAGCTATGGTAGAGCAAATGAAACAATTAGCTCTTTCTAATAATACAGCAGGTGCAAGTATCTATGATCTGGGTAACATTATGACTTCAGAATCTATGGCTGAGCTTACACATACTCTTAAGAATATTGAAGAGAAAACTAATAAGCAAAGACAAGAGCAAATGCAGCATGAGCAGCAAATGCAACAAGCTCAGCTTGAACAACAAGCAAAAGAAAAGCAGCTTGAGCTTGATCATGAATCTATGGAGAAAGAAAAAGACCGCAGAGTTAAACTTCTTGAAGCAGAAATTAAAGCTGCAGGTTATGGTTCAATGCAAGACATTAACCAGAATTTGCAATCTGATTATGCAGATCAGATGGATGTTATTCGTAAATCTGATGAGTTTCAACAAGTTATGGGTCTGAAACAACAGGTTCAATCTAACAAAGAGATGAATGCTAGAGAAAAACTAGCAATTGAAAGAGAAAAGATTCAGGCTCAGAGAGATATGAAGAATACTGAGTTACAGATAGCTAAAGAGAACAAAAACAAGTATGATATAGGTAAATCAAAAGAAAATAAACAGAAGAAAAAGTAAAGTTAGCTATCTAGTGGAAAATTTGTTTTAGCTACCTAAACTTAAAATGTTTATTTAAATATATTTGCTTATATTATAAATAAGTATTAGAGAATAAAACCAAAACCAATAACATGTCTGATACAAAAACCAATACAGCAACTACCACTGTACAAGAGGTAGAAATGGATCTAGATAATCTTCTAGGTACACCTGGTGCAGAGAATGTAATGTTACCTGCAGCAGAAGACAAGAAACCAACATTATTTACACAACCAAGTGTAGATACTTCGTTCCTTGACAATGATGATGAAGATACTCCAGAAGAGGGTAAAACTCCAGCTCCTGCAGTAGTTAATAAAGCTCTTGACCAAATTGTCAACGAGGACATGGGTTTAGATGAATCTGATGAAGATGAATCTAAAGCTAATTCTGGTAGACCTAAGATGTCAAAAGATGCTATGATTGAGCTTGCAAAGAAGCTTATTGATAAAGGACAACTTATTCCTTTTGATGATGATAAGCCTCTTGAAAAGTACTCAACTCAGGATTTTGAAGAGCTTTTTGAAGCTAACATGCAGGAAAGAGAGCGCAAGCTTAGAGAACAAACTCCAGTAGAGTTCTTTGAAGCTCTTCCTGAAGAACTTCAGTATGCTGCTAAATATGTAGCTGATGGTGGTGCAGATCTTAAAGGACTCTTTAGAGTTCTTGCTCAAGTAGAAGAAACAAGACAACTTGACCCTTCTACTGAAGATGGACAAGAAACCATTGTAAGATCTTACCTGCAAGCTACAAACTTTGGTACAGCTGAAGAGATTGAAGAAGAGATTGAAGCTTGGAAAGATAGAGGAGATCTTGAGTCAAAAGCTAATAAGTTTAAGCCAAAGTTGGATGCTATGCAAGAGCAGGTAGTTCAACAGAGATTAGCTCAACAAGAGCATCTGCGTAAGCAGCAACAAGCTCAGGCTCAAGCTTATATGGAGAATGTGTACAATACACTTGCTCCAGGAGAGCTTAATGGACTTAAGGTAGATAAGAAAGTACAAAGCATGCTTTATACTGGTCTTGTTCAACCTAACTATCCTTCAGTGAGTGGAAGACCTACTAATATGCTAGGTCACCTTTTAGAGAAGTATCAATATGTAGAACCTAGACATGATCTTATTGCAGAAGCACTTTGGCTTCTTGCAGATCCTGATGGGTACAAAGCTAAAGTAAGAGAGATTGCTGTTAAAGACACAGTAGCTAAAACAGTAAGACAACTCAAGACTGAGCAAGCAAGTAAGAATGTATCTTCTGTTGTTGATGATAATGATGAACCAAGAAAAACATCACCTCAAAAACTTCAGAGAGCACAGAATAGTTTTTTCAAACGCTAATTAACAACTAATCAATCAATCAATTAACCTAAATTAAAACAAATGGCAACTCCAGTTTTAAATAATGGTATTTTCCTGCGCGATACCAATTATCAAGCTAGTTCACATGTGGATTCTTACCACTTGGTGAATATGCTTAAGAATGCAGAACCAATGGACTTGGGTCCAGTGGATATTTGGGCTATGGCTCAGAAAGTAGAAATGCCTCTTTACCAGCTTTCTAGCTTTGGTGGTAAAAACATCATCAATGTAGATAATGCTCGTGGTGAGTATAAGTGGCAGACTCCTGTATCTCAGGATCTTCCTTATATCATTGAGGATATTGAACCAAACAATACTAACAAAGGTATTGATGGTACTACTTTCAAAATCAAAATCAACCGTAGAGAATTTGGACATGGTGATATCATCACTTATGACAAGTACAATGGTTGTGAAATGTACATCACTGCTGATGATATCCTTCCTATGGGAGATGGTTTCATCTACACTGTGCAATTGGTAAACAATGACAACTACAAGTTCTTGGATAACAAGTATTTGTCAAATGGTACTAAGATCTTCCGCAAGGGTTCTGCACGTGGTGAATATGGTGAGAGATTCTCTGATATCATGACTCGCTCTGGTTTCCGTGAGTTCTACAACTTCGTAGGTGGAGCTGAAGCACATGTACACTACTCAGTATCTTCTAGAGCTGACTTGATGGTTAAAGGTGGTTTAAATGCTGATGGCACTGTACCTGTAACTGAGATCTGGAGAAACTTTGATAAGCAAATGGATCCATCAATCACTAAGATTGAAGACATGGTTTCTGTAATGGGTAAAGATTATGTGAAAAAAGCTGTATCTAATGGTACACTTACTCGCACATTCTTGACTACTATGGAATCTGCACACTTGACTAAAATTGCTACTGACATTGAAACCTACTTGATGTGGGGTCATGGTGGTCGCATTAAGCAAGATGGTCCAGATGATATGCGTTTATCAGTGGGTCTTTGGAAGCAATTGGATAACTCCTTCAAGCGTGTTTACAACAAGAATAACTTCTCTCTTGAATTATTCCGTGGTGAGTTGTACAACTTCTATGCAGGTCGCGTTGAGTTCCAGGGTCCAGATCCAAAGAGACAACTTATTGTTCAAACTGGTATGGGTGGTATGCGCATGGTTAATGAAGCTATCAAGCGTGAAGCTGTTAACTCAGGTCTTGTTATCCAAGCTGCAGACAACAATGGTATTGGTGCAATCACTGGTAAGGGCATGGATCTTAACTATGGATTCGCGTTCACTAGCTATGTGATCCCATTCCTTGCTAATGTTAAGTTTGTACTTAACCCTGCATTTGATAACTTGCATACAAATGACATTGAAAACCCAATCATTGATGGTAACCCATTGTCATCTTATAGCTTTGTTATCTTTGATATCACTGATACAGGTAATGACAACATCTTCATGTTGAAGTTATCTTGGGATAATCAGTTGAAGTGGTGGTACCAGAATGGTACTATGGATTACATGGGTCGCACTCAAGGATTCCAGTCTTCTGGTCAATTCAATGGGTACCGTGTGATGATGACTCAAACAATGCCAGCTATCTGGGTAAAAGATCCTACCAAGGTTCTGAAGATTGTTATGAGAAACCCAATCACTGGTGGATCATTCTAATCACTAGCAATATTATCAAGGGGGAGGAGGAAACTCCTCCCTTTTTGATAAATTAGTATTAATTAATACATTTGTAAAAACCAAAAACCAAAACCAAAATGAGTTACACAATCGTAGAATTACCTACAGTAAAAGCAGGGAATATTTCAATTAAACCTTACTTTGATCCTGAAATGTCAAATTTAGGTTTAGAGAAATATGGCTTGTCTTTATTTGATGGAGTATTTCATGAAGAACAACTTGCTTGTCTTGAGCAAAATGGTATTAAGCGTTATATTACAGGTCTTAATGAATTTGCACCTGATGTAAAAAACTTAAAAGATCCAGATTTAAAAGAAGCAAGAATTAAAGAAATTAGAAATGTAGTAGCAAAGCTTGAAGCTGAGTTAGCTGCTAACATT